AGTCGCTGTCAGGGGAAAAGGTCGACATCTGGGCCGCGGCCAGCCTCGCCAAAGCTTTCGACAAGCTCTCCCTGCCTTACCCCAAAACCGCAACGGGACTCCCCAGTTTCACGAAAAACTTCCTCGATTCTCACGAGCACCCGATCTCTAAACTCATCGTCGAAGCCCGTGAGTTCAACAAAACGCACGGGACTTTCTTAGAGCCGTACTTGCGCCACAGCGAAGCCGACGGCCGGATCCACCCACACATCAACCAGATGCGCTCCGAGGACGGCGGCACCGTCACCGGACGCCTCTCGATGAACAACCCCAACCTCCAACAGGTCCCCGCGCGCCATGAAATCATCGGTCCCTTGGTACGCTCGCTTTTCCTGCCTGAAGAAGGCCAACTCTGGGCAGCGAATGACTTCAGCTCACAGGAGCCTCGGCTTCTCGTCCATTACGCAGCCCTGCTCGGGCTACCAGGGGCAGAACGGATGGCCCAAGCCTACCGTGATAACCCGGACACCGACTTTCACCAAATGGTGGCAGATATGGCGGCTATCCCACGAAAAGCCGCCAAGACCATCGGACTCGGACTAATGTACGGAATGGGTAAGCAAAAGCTCGCTCACGCCCTCGATCTCCCGCTTGATGAAGCCGCAGAACTCATCGGAAACTTCCACTCCAAAGTCCCCTTCCTTCGAGGCACAATCGACTCCGTCATGCGCCGCATCGAACACCCCGCCTCCGGCGGCTCGATCCGCACGCTGCTTGGCCGTAAATGCCGCTTCCCGCTCTGGGAACCCGTCGAATACGGCATCAACAAGGCGCTGCCTCGTGAACAAGCCGTCATCGAATACGGCCCACGGATCAAGCGCGCGATGACCTACAAGGGCTTGAACCGCCTCATCCAAGGCTCCGCCGCGGATCAGACCAAAGCCGCTATGGTCGCGCTACACAAGGCCGGGATGCGGCTCCTTCTGCAAGTGCATGACGAAATCGCAATCAGCGTCGATGGGCGAGAGACCGCGGACCACGCGTCACGGGTCATGCAGGAAGCCGTGCACCTAGAGGTCCCCTCGCGTGTGGACGTTGAAGTCGGCCCGTCTTGGGGAGAAGCGAAGGGTTGATTGCGTCCCAGGAGAGGTTGCGATAGAGTCAACCTTCTAAGAAAGGAGAACATGAGCGTGGCGGGCGAAGAAGAACCATTTGTCCCAGATCCAGAGGATCTTAGAATTTGGGAGGAGTATATCCGCCCGAAGCCTTCGCCTGTGATCCCGCGCTCAAAGTATCGACGCAAGCGTAGACGTAAACGTCAGGGGTATGAACGCAGTCGCGTCTCCCCTACCGTCCGGGGTTTTCGTTCAGTCATGGTTAAGCGCGAAACCTATGAAATGCTTTTTGAGATGAAAATCTTCTACAAGCAGAGCTTCACGAAGATGTTGCATAAGCTTGTTTTGATTGCTTACGAAAAAACCTACAAACAAGCCGAACTGCTCGCTCGCATCGAGCAAAACCGGGAGAAGAATAGTGTATCACCGTACATCAATAAACCTTGATGTTGAGTTGTGCTTTGACATCTTGGATCCGATTGTTTTAAAACAAGCCGTGCTCCCGTCTATGATTGAGATCAGCTCGGCTTATGTTGAGTTGGTGCATGAAAATGGCAAAAAAGCCCGAGTAAATGTCTTAAAAGTGTTAAGTGAGTCACAACGCATGTTGCTTGAAGACGAAATTATTGAGGGATTAAAGGAGCGATTATGAACGTGTTTCCAGAGAGAGTGACCGATGACAAAGGCTCGGCAAAAATCGAAGGCGGCATCACGCTCCGAGACTATTTCGCCGCCGCCGCGCTGACCGGGATCATGGCAAGCCCTACTGCCTCCGCAGAAACCCCTTATCACGTCGCCAACGACGCCTATCGCCTGGCTGACGCGATGCTCGAGGCCCGTGACTCGTGATTCCTAAAACTCCCAAAGGAGAAAAGAGAATGAAATTTATCGTGTTGTTGATATTTCTATCTGGATTTGCTACAAGCTTGTTTCTTCGCCTCCGACGCCGACCCATTGACGATGCGTGGCGCAAAGTCCCGCCGCCCAACTGGCGAAGCTCACGGGGTGGAAACGAGTACTTTTAACCTAGAAAGGAGATTGTTATGGAAAGTTTTGAAAGAGGCCTTCTGGTCATCGCGTCCTTAGTCTTGTTGTCGTTTCTGTCGTTGTGTTTTGTCAACGCCTACAACGACTACCTCCGAATCCAAGCCCTGTCCACCGCCAACGACCCGCTGGCCGCAGCTTGTGCGTACGACTCCGGTGACCAAACGGTCCCGGCAGCCTGCCTTGTCCTGTCAACGAAGGAATTGCCACAATGAAGTCCGCAAAAAAAGCCTACCAGTATTTTTTGGATAACCCCGGAGCGAAGGTTTCAGGGGTCGCCAAGCGTCACGGACTCTCGCTTGCCTATGCCTATAAACTGCGAGACAAAGCGCGGGGCGGTAAGGTAGAGCCTGTGGTCAAGACCCTTGAATCACGGGCCAAGGCCTACGGGACGTTTTTCGACACCGCCCGCCTCGCTCAGGCCCTTAAGCGGGCGATGGCCGACCACGCCCAAGACCTCGGCACGACTTTCACAGACGACCAATGGGAAGCCCTCGAAATGATCGCGACCAAAGTCTCACGGATCGTTAACGGCGACTCAAGCAACGTGGACTCTTGGCATGATGTCGCTGGTTACGCGACCCTTGTCGCGGATCGGCTGCGGGGGGTCATCCGATGAGCGCCTCTCCCACCCGCGCCGAACTCCTCGACACGATCGCCCTCCTTCAACTGGCGCTAAATGGGGTCACGATCGAACTCACCCAAGGCTATAACACCATGCCCCGCCGCCGAGACCTTCGCGACTCGGTTGAGGAATGTCTCGCCGCAGAGCACTACAGTCGCAAGATGCTGAAACGCGCCGAGTACCAGTACAGGGAGGCACCGTCATGTTAAGACCAGCGATAAATTCAACGGACGACCCACCCGTGCCAATACACGACGTGCTCTTGCGCGAGTACATCTACGGCTTGCGTAGACGTATCGAGGTCTCCCACGACCTCGCCGAGTCCCTCGTCGAGGATATCCAGCGGCTTCGACACGAACGCGACGGGCTACAAGACCAGTTGAGTCGGGTACTCATCGATTTGCACTGGTACGAAGCCGGGCGCAAAATCAAGGAAGTATGAACCCCCTCACCATCTCAGGTGTCTGCGGCCCCGCCGACGAACCGCTCGTCCAGATGGTCGTCGTCACGATCAACGGGACTCGGTACGCACTCGTCGGACCCGTGGTCCACGTGCCAGGGATCATGGACAAAAACCTCGACATCACCGGCATCGAGTTCGGGGAGATCATGCCCGCCTACGCCGCCGCACGGATGCTCGAAGGGGACTTCAAAGGCGTGCACGGTACGAACGTCCAGTAGGTTTAAGTGGCCGCTTTCTTTAATCCTTAGAGCACTCCGATCTTGGCCACGACCCCGCCAGCGCAAGTTGGCGGGGTTTTTATTGGGGCATCGAGGGGTGGGGGTGCGTGGGGAAGGTGTGGTTTTGTGGTTTACATGAGACAAGGATCATGGATCATGGGCCAAGATGACCGTATCATGGTCAAAATTACGTTTTTACGCTTTTAGTTAGACTTTTTTAGGGTCAACATAGTTTTTTATTTTTATTTTTTATAAAAATGCCGTAATAGACGTAATAGACGTAAGAAGTGTTTTGAATCAATCACTTGTATTCGTACAGTACTCATTACATCTCTTCATGGGTGAAATTGATATAAAAGTCGCGCGCGGACGAATTTTTTGATTTGAAAACACACTAGACCCTAAAAAAGTTTAACTAAAGTGCGAAAAACGGCTTGGCATTGATAGTTAATCAACTGTAGACTCCCGGTATGTTGCAAGTTGAGTCCAACGTACCCCCGCCGGAAAGCTATGCCCGGTTGAAGTACCCGTTCGATGACATGAACGTCGGAGATAGCTTCCTGCTCACGGACCCCTCGATGGTCAAGAACGCCCGCAGCGCCGCGTGGATGTATTCCCGGCGGCACGGCATGAAGTTTTCGTGTCGCAAGGTCGAGGACGGCTGGCGTGTCTGGAGGACGGCGTGAGCAGTAAGAAAGAGGATGCGTTCATGGCCCGCGTTGGTCGGGGCATCCCCAAGACCACGCTCGACAAGATCAGTCAACCCGTCCCGGAAAGGAGCGGG